GTTGCAAGGCCTCTGACGTGAATCGTATCACCGCGGTTTGCGGTGAAGGTGATTCAATTGAACTTAAGTGTTCTAAGTGTTTGGATTTATCTAAGCACGAGGGATACAAAGGAACAAAAGAATTCTCTTCACTACCCCCCTGACTAGATAGCCCAAAAGGCTATCTTACAGGAGTTGACAGTAGTTACCCCGAAAGGGTGTTAGGCCTGCCTAATAAGGGAGAGTCCCTATTAGGGTAGTAAGCCTTACGGACTGCCGTATATGTTATCTTCGAAAGATAGGTATGGTCGCATAATCATACTGAACAATAACCTCTATATATCAGAAAGTAGGAGCTACTCTAAAGATACTCTCTATCACTATAATTCAGCGAACTGAACTCGGGTATTCTTACCCAGGGATAAAAAGGAAACTGAAGTAGTAAAAGCTACTATCGTCCATGGAATGTTAAAGCGGTTCAGTTCGGTTTCCCGCAAGGGAAGGATTGCAACATCGTAGTTGTAGGCGTGGAAACCCTATGACTATGGTTAGCAAAAAATGGTTCGCAAGAACCGGGGCCGAATTTCCGTGAAATAGTTCACATGTAACGACACAGTTAGAACCCACTTCCAAGTGGTAAGTTCTAGCTTTAGCCTGTCAAGGCGACCTGCGGCCTACCTCTCTCCGGAGGGGATAGGGAACCGAAAAGGTAGGGGTCCTATAAACTAAACTTTATTTTAACACATGAATATAAATCACATGTATAAAGTCTTAGCAAAAGACACCTCCTGGTCCAGCAGTGTAAAATCTGCTGTAAAACTAGCGGGCATGATGCTGAGCATTGTGCCTCTAGTCTATGGAAGCTCGTCTGTGTCGACAGTGAAAATAATAACCGGTTACGCTCGAAACGTACGTCGTATGCAACGTGCTCAAGGATTCAAGGGACTTGCGAAGTATCTTAAAGCCTCTTATGTAATGCTGCAGCAGGCAGCAGGAGGTTATATAATACCAGCGCCTTGGGCCTTGGGATGCAATGTTGCTCGTACTAGAAAGGGGGTGCCCCGACTATTAAATCGGCAGCAACGTTCACTAGTAATTGCTGGTGACGTACCTACGATTCGTCTTTGGCTTTCCCTACTCGGCTTATACCGGGTTATAGAGTTTAAAGGCGCACTAAAACTTTCTACAATAACAGAACCAGGAAAGATAATATCGCCTGAATTCTTGTTAGAGTGGAAAGCGTGGGTCCCACGTTTCTTAGAAGTGGCTCAGATCGCGTCTGGGTTATCATGGAAATGTAAACCTTCTTCAGATTTAACTCCCTACAGAATCCCAGTCATACGAAAAGCTGCTCCTAATACGGGCGGTTTAGCGTCACTGGCTGCAATCCCATTGGACATAGTCCGATGGGCGCTAGACCCTTCTTATCTTGAGAAGTTACTCTCTTGGGTTAAGAAGGTGGATGGAGTCGAGCTTATATGGGGGTTAAAACCCCTCATAAAACGAATAAGTCTACATCCAGAGTCTAATGACGGTTGATTAAGTCCTCTGGAATTCCTTGCAGGAGTTCCAAAGCTTATGAAATCAACATTAGCACGTACGTGGATGCCAGTAACTTGTTTAGGGAAATTAGGTTTTAAGGAGGAGCCTGGAAAGATACGAGTCTTTGCAATGGTGGATATTCTTACCCAAACAGTTATGTTACCATTACATAACTGGATCTTTTCGAGGTTACGTCCTATTTCGACGGATGCGACTTTTGATCAACACGCTCCAATAGAGCGGTTGCTAGGTCGCATGAAGAAATGTGGTCGTAGCTGGATAGCATCTTACGATCTATCTGCAGCCACTGATCGGCTCCCTATAGCCCTTCAGAGGGACGTGTTAGAAGTGATCATGGGTAAGGATTTAGCATACCTATGGGTTGATTTACTCGTGGGGCGCGCTTACAAATTACCGAAAATAGCCAAAAGCTATAATCTTGGTTTTTTGTTTGTGCGTTACGCGGTAGGCCAACCTATGGGTGCTTACTCATCGTGGGCTATGCTCGCGGTGACACACCACGCTATTGTGCAAATGGCGGCCCAGAGAGTTTACCCGGGTAAAAGGTGGTTTATTTGGTATCTTGTACTCGGTGACGATGTTGTCATTGCTGACAAGCATGTTGCCGCAGAATACCTTAAGATAATGGCGGAGATTGGAGTTGAAATTGGACTAGCCAAATGTTTAATTTCTTCAACCATGTCGCTTGAGTTCGCAAAACGAACTTATATCAAAGGGACAGATTGCTCACCAATAAGTCTAGCTGAGGTTTTAGTTGCACGTTGCAACTTAGCTTCGTTAGATGAGTTGGTGAGAAAACAATTGAAGTATGGGGTACTTCGATTGGCGTCTGTAGCACGGTTTGCGGGAGCAGGTTATAAGGTGTTAGGGTCACTTCCAGTGGCCTTCGCACTAAACCATCGAATGGGGAGGATGTTGGCCTATCTCCACCGGCCTGGTGGCGTGTACTCAAGTCCGTTATGGACTTGGGTTACTGCTGTTGGTCCAGGTAGACCGGGACTTGCTTTAGACGGAGCTTATAGTATTGCACTATTTCTCTGGCGAAAAGTATTGTCATCCGCGATCTCTTCTGTTACTAAAATGGAAGCCCAATTACCGTTCTTTTCTCTCTACAGTTATTCAACTGGGGAGCATAGTCCTCTTACCGAGGAAGAAAAGCGACATGGAAGTCGGGGTAAGACGGCCTTCCGGCCATCTTATCTTTCGGAGGGGAAGTCCCTTACCTCGTTGATTTCGGTCAACGAGTTTAATGGATTCTTTACCGAGTGGGTAGCCTATCCGTATTCAGAACAGCTTCGTAAGGATTGGACAAAAGCCAATGACCTTCTTAGAGTGCATGATCCTTATACATTACCTGATTGGACTGATATCCAGGATATCTGGTCTCAGGTGGTAGCGGCTGAGGATAGCGTGTCGCTATTCCCAAAGCGCCCTAGCCTCATCCTTCGGGACCATGAGGTTATACCGTCACGAAGCCGTTTAATGGACTTGTGGCGGATACTGAGAGCGAGGTATCGACGTGGAGTGAGTCCAAGTTTCGATCTGTCGACCGAGACCCTAGACCCACCCCTTGTGGGTCGACGATGGACACGAGGTCTTGGCCAAGACCGACTGTACATGAATCCTTCCGTAGTTATTCCAACACCAAGACAACGTCCTGGTGAAAGAAAATAAATAGGAAGTGTATCTAAG